CGTCGAAGCCGCAAGCGCGCAGCCGCGCCGCCCACTCGTGGAACGCCGGGAAGTTGTTGTCGGCGATGCCTGTCATCGGGCCGCTGAGGTAGATGCGCTTCATGCCTGCGCCCCCGCAGCCGCATGCTCTGCCGCGCCCTTCTCCAGCGCCTTCCGCGTGGCCTCGCGGCCTCGGGCGGTGCGGGTGGAGGTGGTGGTTGCTGGGCCACCGACAGTACCCGAAACCGGTCCACCACCGCCGCCAAACGGGTTGTGCCCGCTGGCATCGAGCGCATCCTTCGACGCTTGGCCGCTGGCATCAGGGTCGCCGCCCTCGCTCGGCTCATCATCCGGCCCGCCGTGCTCGGCCGCAAACAGCTCGCCCGCGTCGGACCCCGGCTGCGCGCCCGGGTGGCCGACGGTGCCGTCGATGGCCTCGGGCTTGGGCTCTGGCGGCAACAACGTGATCCAGATGTCCTCGCCGTTGTGCATGCCGAGCCATCCCAGGCGCTCGGCATCAACGTCGCTGGTGCCGACGCGCAGCCGCAGCACGATGCTGCCGCCTTGCTTTGGCTCCACGCTGAATTTGTCGGCCTTGACGGAGCCGAACTTCATCGGCTCGGCATCGCCACCGATACCTGCGTCGATCCCCAGCGTCCAGCCTTCGTGCTTGGTCGGCAGCGTCACGCGGTCGATGCTGTTGCAGCGCAGGACGGGCGTGCTCTGTTCGACGCCCGGCAACTCGGGCTCCTCGTCCGGCTTCGGCTTGAACAGCGCCTCGCGGATCTTCGGGTCGATCTGGTCGAGGATGGTGTTCTCGGCCTCGATCTCCAGCGACAGCGACACGGCGGGCTTTTCGTCGTCGCCGTGCTTCTCGACGCGGTTGGTGATGCTGGCGACGCGCGCCTGGGTGAACTTGGGGATCTGGAACATTGGTCGGGCTCCTTGGGGTGGTGGTGGATCAGTTCAAATGCGGCCCGGCAGGCACCTGCTCGGCCGGCTCGTCGTCGCCGCCGATCAGGTGGATCAGCCGCGCAAGACCGGGCCCGGCCGCATGGCGCTTGCCGCAGCCGGCGCACACCGGGAGGTCGGCTTCTTCTGCCGCGCGCTTCCGCTCGGCCATCGCCACGCGCAGGCGGTTCTTGATGTGCGCCAGGCGCGCTACCTGCAGTTGGGTGCGTAGGGTGGTCATCAGTACGTCCCGTAAGGTTCGCCGCGAGCCTCGGCGCCGACATCCCAGCGGCCCTCGCGGTAGGCGTCGCGCGAGTCGCGTTCGGCATCGCGCAGGTCCTTGTTGTGCTGGCGCTTGACGGCCTTCAGGTGCGCGAACGCGGCGCGCTGCTGGTCGGGTGTCGCGGTGCCGGCTTCCAGCGCCGCCAGCATCGCGTTGTGGGCGTGGTAGCGCTCGTGCCATGTGCTCACTTCGGTTCCTCCCATGGGCGGTTCAGGTTGCAGGCCGGGCCGGTCACGGGCTTGTCGGTCAGAAGCCCCTGGCGCTCGCACAAGGCCTTGAGGTATGCGATGCGCTCCGGGCCCTTCACGACGAAGATCGCGGCCTCGGTGTCGGCCACCGTGCGGCCGGCCATAAACACGCTCACTGGGTCGGTGTCCTTTTCGGCGGCGGCCAGCAGCTGCGTGACGGTGCGGCGGTCGTCGCGGATCACGGTGGTGCCGCGCATGGTGTCGGTGCTCATCGCGCCACCTCCGCAGCCGTGCCGATGGTCTTGCCGAATGCCACGCACTCGGCCAGCAGCGCATTGCGCGGCTCCGGGCTCGTGGCCGCGGCGCAGGCCCCGGCCATGAACGCCCGCACCAGCAGCGTTTCCAGCGGCGTGATGCCTCGCGCCGCAGCCGCCGCGTCCGCCGCGTACTCTGCGGCCTGTTCGGTCAGGGGGGTGGTCATGGCTGCGGCTCCGCAAGTTCGATCGCGGCACGGACCATGGGCAGCACGGCCTGGGTCAGTTCCTTGTCGTCGGCGCAAACACCGACGTAGGCGGCCAGCTTCTGCTCGGCGCGACGCAGCGCTTCCAGCATGGCCGGCGCCGCCTTCTCCAGCCGCGTCTGCGCAGCGATGCGCTCGGCCTCCTGCGCCGCAGCCAGTTCGCGGTTGACGCGCTCCAACTCGGCCGCCATCGCTTCCTGCCGGCGGCGTTCGGCCTGGGCTTCCTCGTCGCGGCGGCGCTGTTCCGCGGCTTCGGCTTCCTGCTGCTGGCGCAGGGCTGCCGCCTGTTCGTCCAGACGGCGCTGCTCGGCCTCACGCGCCTCGCGGGCGATGCGGTCCTGCTCGGCGCGTTCAGCAGCTGCAGCCTTGTCGGCCGCCTCGCGCTCGGCGCGCGCAGCGGCTTCCTCGGCCGCCAGGCGCTCGCGCTGCTGCTGAGCCAGGGCTTCCAGCCGTTCGGCCTCGGCGCGCTGCTCTGCGGCGATCCTGGCCTGTTCGGCGGCCATGCGTTCGCGCTCGATGCGCTCGCGTTCGGTCTGCTCGGCGCGCAGCCGTTCCAGTTCGGCGCGCTCGGCAGCCAGCCGCGCAGCCTCGGCCTCCGCCGCCTCCGCCGCGGCGAGCATGTCGCGCAGCTTGGCCAGCGTGTCGGCGTGCGCGGCCTCGGCCTCGGCCTTGAACTCGGCGAAGTCGGCGCCGATCGTGATGCCGACCAGCAGCTTGATCTTGGCTTCGACCTCGGCGGCCGGCTTGCCGACGGCGCGCAGCGCCACCGATGTGATCTGTTCGATGCGCGCCCGCAGCGTGGCGACGCGTTGCCGTTCGGCTTCGATCTTGGCCTGGCGCTCGGCTTCGCGCTTCTGCTCGGCGGCCTGGATCTGCTGGTCGATCGGCGTTTCCAGTTCCAGGATGGCCGACGTGATGCGCTTGGCCTCGTCGTCGATCAGCCGCGAGCGCTCCAGCGCCGGGGCCTTCAGTTCCTTCCGCTTGGCCTCCAGCGACGTGCGCAGCCGCACCAGCTCCAGCCGGGCGGCGCGCGCTTCCTTGTCGCCCTTGGTGGTGGTCAGATCGAAGGCGATGTTGCCGAAGCGCTGGCGCAGTTCGGCCAGCGCGGCAGCTGTGGGCGAGTATTCGGCGATCTTGGTCTCGATCGCCGGGGCGAGGGTTCCGGCTTCCATCACGCCTTCTCCGCCAGTTCAGCGTCCCGCGTCGCATAGGCGTCGAGCAGCGCGGTCTTGTCGGCGCCGTCGGCCATGTCGCGGAACTCGTCGGCCATGAGCGCCAGCGTCTCGCGGTCGGTCGCGGCTTTGATCTTCGCCAGCGTCGTCGGCACGTCGAAGGTCGGCGGGTCCATGGTGACTGGGCCGGTGGCCGGCTTCGATGCAGGCGGCTTGCCCTTCTTGGCTGCTGCGGCTGCGCGCACGGCGTCGATACTCCCCGCCGCGTCGGCCGGCGGCGGTGCTTCGCCCATGTCGAACCACTCGCCCGGCGTGCTCATGTCGTCGCGCAGGCTGGCGTAGATGCGCTTCAGGCTCACCACCTGGCCTGGCTGGATCGCATCGAGCCGGCGCTGAATCCGCTTCTCGATGTGCTCCTTCGTCACGCCGTAGGGCGCGAACGCTTCGACCATCTTGTGCATGGCCTCGGCCGACGTGTCGGCGTTGGCCTTCAGCGTCACCTCGGCCTGCTGCATGGCGGCCTCGGTCACGTCGCCTGGCACCGACGCCAGGATGCACGCGCGCAGCCGGCGCTGGGCCTGATTCGCGCACAGCTCGTAGATGTCGCGCTCGTCCTTGAGCTTGTAGCCGCCCTGTTTGGTGTCGCGCCAGTGCCGCACGATGAACTGCAGGCGCTTGCTGTTGCGGCCCTGCAGGTCGATGCAGAACGCCTCGACTTCGGAGAACGGCACGCCGGTCGGGTCGGTGCCGCGCTGCAGCTCGCGCCAGCCGCTGTCCATGTTGCCCCACTGCTGCGCGATGGCCTCGGCCGCCCGGATGCTGGGGCCGGCGATGTCGCTGCCGCCGCGGGCGAACTGGTACTGCGCTTTCTCGGCCAGGGTGCGCCGCGAAAACGCATTCAGGATGCGGTCCATCGCCGCCACCTCGTCGCGCGGGAAGCGCTCGGCCATCAGGTACTTGGTCTGCGTCTCGGCCAGCTCGCGGCTTTGGTTCTGCCGCGAGCCGGCGCTGTCGTGAGGCGCGACGGCGGTGCGGGCTGCAAATGGCGATTCAACAACTTCATTCATGCGCGTTCTCCAGTTGGCGCGGGTTGGTGATTGCTTTGCGTGCGGCATAGCGCAGC